TTCAAATCAGGCCGTGCCACATGTGGTTCGCACAAAGCTCTCTCGTAAGGACCCAAAATACCAGAGAATTGTCAACAAGCTTAATCTGAAAAACTCTGATGACCTGCCTTCGTCTGATGCTCTACTGCAGTCAGACAAAACTCAACCTCTAACCGGTGCGAAGCCCGGGCGTTTTGCTACTAGAAGACCAGGTACCAATGTTCCCCTAGGGGTAAGAAGGGGAGATTTGTTAACTCCTGAGCTGGATGATAACATTTTTGAAGTTACAGAAATGCCACCGGTACAATTTATTACTGCTACTTACGAAGTCACGGTATGGACGCAATATGTTCAGCAGATGAATGACATTATGATGGCAATTGCTTCTAATATGCAGAGCTACTCTGGCAGGTCTTTCAGGCTTGAGACCAAAAAAGGCTATACCTTCGTTGCTTACTTGGATTCTAATTTTGATCCTGGCAATAACTTTGATGATTTTACTGACGATGAGAGAATAATCAGAACTAGTTTCACACTCAAAGTGCCTGGATACCTTTTGGGGTCCACTTATAAAGGAGCACCAAATAGACTAAGAAGAGTAATGTCATCCCCACAAGTCACTTTTGAAGCAAATTTTGTAAATGGAGAGGTAGAATATCCAAACAAAGTTTCAAACATACCTAGTGGTGATTCATCAGATTATCTTTTAGACAATCGCAGTATTGACGCTCCTTTGCCTGGACAGGCAATTGCCGACAGTTCTACATCGGCAACGGATCCTAGGCAGCCTGGAGTTCAAAATTTGGACAAACAAGATACTGCGCTTATTGGAGGCATTACAAACGACATTGTGGCGCATCCGACAAATTATATTAGTGGCTCTGCTGAAAGAGGCGGTAGCGGTACTCCGGAAAGGATACCAGTGGTTGTAACTGAAAAAAATCCATTTTCTGGAGAGAACGAAGAAGAACGTTCTTATTTAAAGACCCGCACCAGTCGAAACGGCGAAACAGTTTACAGAGAGGTCTTTTAATGTCCGGGCAAAAGAATACAACTTTTGCTGGCATTTTTAGATTTCCATGGATACTTACAGTAGAGCTTCGCAAATTAGCAAACAGGAGAAGTCATGGCTGAACAGACATTTAGATCACCGGGATTTTTCGACCAGGAAATCGATCTTTCCGGACGCGTGACACAAGTCAACGGAATTCCGGCCGGCGTGGTTGGCACGGCTGAAAAAGGACCGGCTTTTGTGCCAGTTACAGTAGGGTCTTTTGCGGACTTTGAGACCAAGTTCGGATCATTAGATCCCAAGCGTTTCGGTCCATATGCTGTACAAAAATGGTTAGAAAATAGAACGGCATGCACGTATGTTCGTGTTCTAGGCGCCGGAGCAAATGAGACAGCAACTCATATTGCAAATACACGTACTGCCGGCATTGTTTCAAATGCAGGTTTTAGAGTTTCCGGAACAGTTTCTGCAGATGGTACTGTTGTCAGCGCAGAAGGCGACGTGCAGTTCATTATTGCAAAGCACAATGCTGTAGCAGATGAAGCATCTGGGTTTCCTGTTTTTACTGATAATGCTAGTGTTGCCAATACAGATGAAATCGGTCTCGTTAGAGGCATGGTCATGCTGGCTTCTGGCACTAGACTTCTTGCGATTAACCACGATGGCAGTTACTCCGATGTTGCAACTGAAGCAACAGTAGGCAGCATTGCTGGTTCCTCACTGTCAGCTTCGAAATATTTCAAGCTCGTTATCAGCTCTTCAGCAGGCGCAACGTTTGGTAACGACGAGTCTCAAGCAGGTATTAGAATTCTATCAGCTTCGCTTGATCCGAACGATGGTGCTTATATTGCCAAAGTTCTAAACACGGATCCTCTGAGATTTCAGCAAGATCAGCACTTACTTTACATGGATTTCGCAGTTGAGCACGACTTGGCGCCTGTAATCGCAGCTGACGACATAGGAAACATTCCAACTGTTGCTATCGTCTCTGGTTCTAGCGATAACAGCGCAAATGATCCTTTGGACAATGCTTTTGAGACCCTGTTTGGACGTTTTGATACAAGATACACAACTCCTAAGACATCAGATTTCATTTCGCAGCCTTACGGCAAAGCAGAATACGATCTTTTCCGTTTCGAAACAATCGACGACGGAGCTTACGCTAACGAAAAGTACAAGGTGTCGATTGCCGGCCTTAAGGCTTCCACTAATGAAAAGCAGCCTTATGGATCATTCGAAGTTCAGGTTCGTTCATTCGAAGATTCAGATGGAAATTCTGCCATCTTGGAACGATACCCTAACTGTTCTCTTGATCCCAATTCAGATCGCTATGTTGCTCGACTGATCGGCGACAAAAAAGTTAGATTTGATTTTGATCAGGAAGATCCAGACGAGAGAAGATTAGTTGTTACGGGCAAGTATCCGAATGTCTCGTCTAGAATTCGCATCGTAATGAACGAGCAAGTAGACAAGGGCCAAGTGCCTAAAGATGCTTTACCATTTGGTTTCCGCGGTATCCCAGTTGTCAAGACAACGGATACGCTTACAGATTCGACGTCTGCTCTATCTTTTGACGGCACGACTTACGGTGGCACTTCGGTTAATAGAATAGCTTATTCTCCAACCGGCGTTACTTCTTCTATCGTGCCTCCTATACCTTATAGAGTCAAGGTTACTCGAGGTGCAGTGGCTAGTTCTCCTAGCTTCTTGGGAGATCCTGGTGAAGACGAGAGAGTCGACGGTCGTCTGTACTGGGGCGTAAAGACTAATCCAATACCGGTTGATTCTACAACTGATTCTGTGAACGGCGTTGAAAATGCAGCACTTAATGCAAATATTGGCGCTGGAATTAACCCACTCGTTAGGGCATACACTAGATTCCAGGGAATTCAGAAACTGGATACTTTGGTCACCGGCTCTGGTAAGGACGCGTTCAACAACAACAAGTTCACCCTTGCAAGAGTTGCTCTCTACAACGCAGCTTCGACGCTATCTGATGTGACAACTCAGGTGACTGGAACTGCTACTGAGCACATGCTTCAAGCAGCTTACGTAAGAAACGGAATTCCTAATTCTGTTACCTACACTGTAGACGATGGAACACGCGCCAATAGAATTACAATGGCATCGCTGATTGCAACATCTTCAGCGCTGTTCAATCGCTTTACTGGCTTCGCAAAATTTACCAACGTTTTCCACGGCGGATTTGATGGCGTCAACATTCTTGACGAAGATCAGTTCTACTTCCGTGACCGTGCTCTATCGGCAGATACCGGCGGTAAAAATGTCACGCTTCCTGACATCGGTCTTGATGTAAATGTTGCCGGTAGCGGCCGCAGAAATAACCAGGTCTACTCGTTGCAGAAAGGCATTGATATCATCACCAACCCAACGACTTCTAAGATTAACCTCTTGGCAGTGCCTGGTGTGAGAGATGCATACGTGACTGACCACGCTGCTGATGCAACTAAGGGCTACAACTTGGCAATGTACCTCATGGACATTCCTGAGTACGACAAAGATAGCAATCGTCTCTACGATGATTCGGCTGCAAGATCCAGCGTTGATAAGACAATCGCACAGTTCGACGGTCGCCAGGTTGACAACAACTACGTGGCAACTTACTTCCCGAACGTTGACATTCAAGATAACGTCAACAATCGTGTGGTTGAAGTTCCGCCATCGGTTGCTGCTCTCGGAGCCCTTGGTTTCAACGACAAGACGCAGCAAGTCTGGTTTGCTCCAGCTGGTTTCAATCGTGGTGCTCTTGATTTTGTTACGAATGCTGAGAACAGACTTTCTTCAAATGATCGTGATGATCTCTATGATGCTCGAATTAACCCAATCGCAACCTTCCCGCGGGCAGGCTTCGTTATCTTCGGTCAGAAAACTCTGCAAGTTGCACAGAGTGCTCTTGATCGAATCAATGTTCGCAGAATGATGCTTGATATCAAGCGAAGAATCGGCGGCATTGCTCAGAGATTGGTGTTCGAACAAAACAATGCAACAACCCGAGCTCGCTTCACTGCAGAGGCAGTACAGCAGCTGACAATTGTTCAAGCCGGACAAGGCATCGAGGCCTTCCGGGTTATTTGTGATGATACAAACAACACTGCTGCCGACATTGAGCAGAATCGCATGCGCGGCCAAATTCAGGTCGTGCCGACTAGAGCGGTCGAGTTCATTGCAGTTGATTTCATCGTCACAAATAGCGGCGTTACATTTGAGTAAGAGGATAAATAGAAACAGGCAGGAGAAAAAATGGCAGAGTTAACATTCCCAGTTAGTCCAGGTGTGGTGACAAGAGAAATCGACCTCTCGGGTCCCACTCAGGTTTCGCCGACAGGCGTGCCGGCCGGCGTTGTCGGTACAGCTGTCCGAGGGCCTGCATTTGTCCCTGTGACTGTTGCAACATTTCAAGATTTTATTTCAGTCTTCGGTAACTCAGATGGCGAAAAGTTCGGCCCAATGGCAATGCGCGAGTGGTTGCGCAATGCTGGAGCTGGTACATACGTTCGCGTTCTTGGCGTAGGCGATGGACAAGCTAGAACTACAGCCGGTGACAATATCGGTCGCGTAAACAATGCAGGATTCGTCGTTGGCGCTCGTTTGCCGCAAGACAATGGGCTTCTCGGCGATAACGATAAAGCTGGCACAAAGCAAGGTTCTACTCCTTTGGGCAGAACCCACGTTTTGGCTGCTTTCATGTCGCAGTCAGCTGGATCGACAATCTTTTCAGATGCCGGCATTCAGATCGTTGGCGAAAACAAAGCACAACCAATCGTTCGAGGGTTGCTGTTAGCTCCTTCCGGCGTTGTCTTGGCACTTAGTTCGAATCTAGAGTCCAACAACTTGCCTTCAACAACGTTGGCTGCTGCTGGGGCTTTTGGTGCTTCGACTGACGATGCAGGCGGTCCGATAGGAACAATCAATACCACAACACAGGAATTCGTGTTGTTCGCAAATGGTCTTAAGCCAAGTGCAAGATACCAAAACATCTTGACTGCTTCTTTAGATCCGGATGCATCAAACTACTTCGTCAACGTCTTCAACACAGATCCAACAAAGATCGAAGATGCTGGACACTATCTCTATGCTCACTATGATATATCTAAAAACCTAGCAGATGTAACTGGTGACGGAGTCATCGCGGCTGGATCGTGGCCTGACGGAGAGCCTTCGGTTCTATTGCTAACGTCTTCGCAAGATCGAAATACTGGTACAGCGACTGGGGCTTCAACGGTTGGAACGCCTAACCTTGAAAACTGGGAAGACAGATTCTCAGCTGCTTTCTCGCCTTTCGTGGTTTCACAGAAGTTTGGCGCTAACAACGTCAACTTGTTCAAGTTCCACACACTGTCCGACGGTGCCATTGGTTCTGGCGAGTTCAAGATCACTATTGAAAACATCAAAGCATCCAACAAAGCCAATAACAAGTACGGTACGTTCGATGTCTTGGTTCGTCGCTTCTTAGACAACGATCTCAACCCTGAGGTTGTCGAGTCTTTCCGAGGTTGCACACTGGATCCGACTGCTGACACTTATGTTGCCAAGCGCATCGGTGATCGCCACACTTACTTCGATTTCGATGCTGCTACCGGTGCCCAGAAGATCGTGGTTGAAGGCGACTATCCAAATGTTTCTAACTTTATTAGAGTTGAGATTAGCGATGCTCTTGATCGTGGTGCTGTTGATGCGACTGCACTGCCGACTGGTTTCCGCGGCCTGTACCACTTGGTAACATCTGGTACGTCAGACACGTCATCCATCTTGACCGGATCGTTCACGACCTCTGAGGCTAGCAGCGAAGCTGGTATTACTGAAGACACCATGGCTCAGGTTGTTCAGCCTCCAGTGCCAATGCGTGAAACTCTTGCGGTCGGCGTTTCGCCTCGCAAGAACGTGCAGAATGCATTTACATGGGGTGTGCAGTTCGAAAACAAGGATTCGATTACCGAGCCAAACAGAAACGAGAAGATCGATGCTTCTTTGCTTTCTTTCTCTAAGTGGTTCCCAAATCAGATGACTTCAATCCAGAACTTCTGGATTGGCGATAATAACGGCGCAGCTGATGTTGGCGGTTCTGTTCTGGATGCTGACCGCTTCAATAACAACCTCTTCACTCTGGAAAGAGTGCAGGTCATCACTGCTTCAAACGATCGCCCAGATCCGCAGCAGTGGGCAGCAGCAACATACAGCAGAAACGGTGTATTGACCACAGCTCTTGACGACAGAGACGGTACTAGCAGCGATAAGGTCAGATTCTTAGATCCTGCTAAGGACTTCTCGCACGTGCCGACGCAAAAGTACCTCAAGTTCACCTTCCCAATGATTGGTGGCTGGGACGGCGTCAATATCTTCGACCAAGACAAGGCCAAGCTGCTTGATACTGCAGTTCGCCGAGAGATGGACGACACTGCACAGGGTGGCAAGAATGGCCCCACGGTCGCTGCTTACCGCAAGGCAATGGATCTTATGGAAGCCAAGCAAGATGTCGATGTGCAGCTGCTGGCAATCCCTGGCATTAGCCATCCAGCCGTGACTGACTATGCCATCGAGGCAACAGAGAGAAGATTCGATGCTCTGTTCATCATGGACATCGAAGAGAAGGACGAGGTAGATGCTTTCGTCACGTCTTCACTCCAGGTGCCTAGTGTCACCAATACGGTCAATCGCTTCGCCGGCCGTGCGCTCGACAGCTCTTTCGCTGCAGCCTACTACCCGAGCGTAGTGATCAGCGACCCTGCAACGCGCACGAACGTCAAGGCCCCTGCATCTGCCGTTGTGCTAGGTGCATTTGCACTGAACGACGCTGTGGCATTCCCTTGGTTCGCGCCTGCCGGCTTCACGCGAGGTGCTCTGGCTTCTGCTCTTTACCCGGGCGTTGAGCTCTTGCAGCAGAACAGAGACGACCTCTACACAGCCGACGTCAACCCGATCATCGGTGATGTGACTGCAACTGCCGGCGTGACTGTCTTCGGTCAGAAAACGCTGCTCGCAGCACAGAGCGCTTTGGATCGAGTCAATGTCCGACGCCTGCTCATCGATGTCCGGCGCAGAGTCAGAGACGTTGCTAGAACGTTCTTGTTCGAGCCAAACCAGGCTTCCACGATTGCTGCCTTCCAGGCACGCGTGCAGCCCATCCTGGCTTCAGTCCAAGCGCAAGGCGGTCTCGATCGCTTCAAGGTAATCATTGATACGACTACCACCACGCAGGCAGACATTGAGAACAACACCATTCGCGGCCGCATCTTCTTGCAGCCGACGAGATCGGTCGAATTCGTGTCACTTGACTTTGTCGTGAGTAACAACATCTAAAGGAAAGAACTGCATATTTATATGCAACAGCTAGGAGAATAAAATGGCAGAAACACTCGCAGTTACAGACAT